ATCCATTTTCCTCGGTTTCCCTGTTTAATAGATTCTTCCCAGCCACACTAGCCTCCACACTATCCCAACCGCTGATTGGGCAGATGTTTTCGGGACTGGGTGCTCCATGCGACAGGTCTTGGATTGGGTCAAGGGTGACTTCCATGTCAGTAACCGTCTCTTCCATCTCCGTGTTGAACTGGATTGGGTTGCCTGTGAACGTGCGTGGATTCACCTCGATGTCCGCATTGATAAGCGATGTTTCGGTGATGTTTGCCGTGAGTGGGTCTGCTACTATGACTGCCACAGGGTCAGACCAGCCGTCAGACAATCTGCCCGATGCACTCATGACCTGCACCACCAGACTGTGTGACTCACCCGTCTGCCAGCCAGCGACTTCCGCCGATATCGTGATATGCTGTTCCGTCTCGGTCTCCGCCAGTTTCGTGTAGACCGGCTCGCCATTGTTGTAGGTCAACTCTGCTATCGTGGCGTGGCTCTGCGCCGTTCCGTCCGTCGTCGAGTATACCCACGAAGCCGTCACGCTTCCGTCAGCCGTAATAACGCCAGCCGACAGGGTCAGCACGGGTATGCTCGGAGCAGACGCAAGCGAAATGCTCCTCATATCAGACCAAGCAGAAGCGACTTCCGTATCGCCGACCTTCTGTATCAATCTGACCCTAATGTACCAAGTCACGCCAGTCTCGAGTCCGCTGATGTTCCATGCGCTCGCATTGACCGCCCCAACTTCATACACTTCAGGCTCGTCCGTTGACTCCCATGCGTCCTCATGGTCTGCCCACGATATCTCCGCTCCAGTAGCCTCTGCCCACGTCCAATCCCATACGACTCTTGCCGTACCTGGAATCGACGTGGCTGACACACTGACATTCTCTGGCGGAAGCGGTACCACTCCGCCATTGTTCACGCTATCCGATACCATCAGCGCATTGACCTCATAAGAGCTGACACCGTCTGCCCTTACTGTCTCGGAGTACGTGCCGACCGCCGTGTAGACCTCGAATCGATATCCAGTCTCTGCTGACCAGTTAGGACACTGCACGGTGACTGAACCGCTCTCGGTCATAACACCGACCACGAAGCCCTCCGGATCGGAAGCTGGTATGTACCTGACCACCATGAACGAGTCCGTAACAGCCGAGTCGTTAGTAGCCGTTATCGTTGCCTTATAGTTCGTGTGGTTCAGCGTAACCGACAACTGCTTCGGAGCGGTCAGCCTGCCGATGTAGGCTAACGCTGGGTCACCTAACGTCGTGTTGGCTTCGGTATCGTGCTGGGTGTTTATTCTGACGAACAGACACTTATCCAGCCCCATCAGCCCGTCCACGTTGAACAAGGCGGCGGAGTTGGAGTTCTCTGCGTCATATCTAATGTCTCTCGACACGTTAGCATCGACCCACGAGTTCTCTTCTGGTCTCGTCAATCCGTCCGCTGGCGTCGCAATCTGATACTGCACGATGGTCTTGTCTACTGGTCTCGCATTCGGCAGCGCCAGCGTCCAGTACACTTCCGCAAGGTATCCGTTCTGCTGTGGCTCTGCTGACGCCTTTGTGATTACTGCGCTGTTTGGTTTCGCGTAGACGTGCTTGATGTAAGTCCAAGCCGATGCGCCTGCAGGCCCTCTTGACCTTACCCTGAACCACCTCGTGAACGATGCCAGTGCCGTGATGCCCGTCGACTCGGTTATCTCCTTGCTACCGCTTGCGCCACCCGTTCCGGTCTGATATCCCAGCGCAGAACTTGACCACGCTAGTTTTGAGCCGTTGGTCTCGTTGTTGTCCCTAACGAGCATCGACTCCCACTCAACATCCGTAAACCACGCCGTGTTGGTATCGCTCACCGCCGTCTCCCATGTGAAGGTTGTTGTACTGGATAACGTGTCGTCCAGTTTCTCCGTCACAGTCGGTCTCGCTGGTATGGTCAGCGTCAATGCCTTGCCTGCCCACGATGACACCGTTGGGTCTACCCATTTCTTTTTCTTCTTATAGCGTCCGCAGTTACCCCTCACCTCGAACTTCACAGTCTTCAGGTACTTGCTCGTCCTCGGGTAGTAGTTGTTGGCGTTGATCGTGACTGCTTTCGACCTGTCACCCTTGCCGACCGACAGCCACGCAGGACTCTTCATACCAGTCAGCGCATACCGAAAACTCTGCCCATTGGAGTAGTTCTTATCTCCACACTTCCACGAGCACTTGAAGGAGTTACCGCTTCTGCTTATTGTCAGCCCCGTCGGGGCTTTTGTTTTAGCCATATATCTACACCGTCCTTAACTGCATGCCAAGTGTTCTAACGATGGTATCAGCAACTTCCTGCGGGTCGTTCGCATCATATATGTTGAACGTATTATTGAAGGTCGAGCCTCCGCCGCCTACTGCCTCACGTATATCCCTCATAAGGTTAGACCGTCCGTACATGAACTCGTCTCCTGCCTCACCTGCACCGAACAATGTCGCATCGGTGAACATATAAGGCTGATCCATTGCCTTTGCGTGCCAGTTGACAGAGAAGCCCGTCGGATACGTGATGCTCTTGCCGAACACCGACTTGGAAGCCGTCTTCAGCGAAATGCTCGGAGTCTTGAGGTTGATGATCTTGCCAAGATTGAACGGGAACTTGCCCTTGATCTTGTCGATGATCTGCATGATCTTGTCCTTTGCCTTCTGGATTGGCTGGAGCAGTTTGTCCTTTATTCCGCTGAAAGTCTTGCCTGCGGAGGACTTGATCTGCCCGATCTTCGTTACGATCGCCGACTTCATCTGGCTAAATGGCTTCGTAATGAACCCCTTGAGGGAGCTACCAGCCGCCTTGATACCATTTCCGATACCCTTTATGGCTGCCTTGCCAAGCGATCCCCAACTGAACGCCGTGAAAGCGTCCACGATCGCCTTGATGATCTTTGGCATGTTGGCGATGAGCGAAGGGATCGCCTTTATGAGTCCGGCTCCTAACGTCACGATGATCTGCACGCCAGTAGCCAGTATCTTCGGCACGTTGTCGTTGATGATGCCTGCGATGTTGCTGATGATGGTCGGAACTGTCGCAATGAAAGTCGGCAGGTTGTTAGCCAGCCCTGTAGCCAGCCCCTTGATAAGTTCAAGCCCTGCCGTTATCATCTGCCCTGCGCCCGATCTGATAGCACCCGACAGACTGACCAGTCCGTTCATGATGCCCGGGATCATTACGGACATTCTCGCAGGAAGACTCGCTGCGAACGTGCTTACCGCCGTCGTGAATCCAGTAGCGATACTGTTCATCAACTGCTGACCTGACTGAATGAATCCAGGAAGCCCCGACGTTATGAACGTGCTGATTGCCGTCGGCAGGCTCTGGAAGATGTTACCCAGCGCAGGAATGAAGTTATTGAAGAAGAACGTGCTGGCGGATTCTGCGAGTCCCTGCATCGCAGGTCCGATATTCCTGCCTAGCATCAGGTCGCCCATAAGGTTCTGCGCCGCCGCCTGCATGGAAGCGAACGAACCGCTGAAGGTAGTTGCCGCCTCTTTGGCGGTCGTGCCAGTTATTCCGAGTTGCCCCTGTATAACATGAATTGCGTTGTAGACGTCGTCCAGATTGTTGATGTCGTAGTGCTGACCGCTTATCTTCTCGGCGTCCGCAAGGAGACGTTCCATCTCGGTCTTCGTTCCGCCGTAGCCCAGTTTTAAGTTGTCGAGCATGACGTACTGCCCGCGCGCGAATCCTTGATATGCGTCCTGTATTGACTCTATCGACGTGCCCATCTTGTTGGCGTTGTCAGACATGTCTATGATTGCCTGATTAGCCGTCTCTGCTGCCTTCTGCGTGTTACCGCCAGTAGCCTGCAGGAGTGACGCGGCGAAACTCGTCGACTGCTCCATGTACTTGTTCGCAGAGATGCCTGCCGTCTTGTAGGCTTGGTCAGCGTACTTAATCATCCTGTCGGCTGACTTGCCATACAGGGTCTCGACACCGCCGATAGCCTGCTCAAGGTTTGCGCCTTCGCTCAAGGACGACTTGATGCCTTTGGTGATGACCGCACCGATGGCAGCACCAGCCAGCACCTTTTTGATGCGCCCTGATATCAGGTTTCCTGCAGACTCGCCTGCTGCACTAGCGTCACCGCTGATAGCACCCTCGAGCTTACCCTTGATGCCTTGTGCTGACGGGATTATCTGCACGTAAGCCTTGCCAAGTTCTGCGCCCATTAGTCTCCCTCCTTTCCGTTGTTTTCTGTGTTGATATTGATATTGAGTACGTTGTTGATCGCGTCGATACTCATTGACGCTGGTGTCTTCTCATCTTCGTCAATAAAAAAAGCCGAAGCAGAACGCTTCGGTCGATTCTTCCCCTTGTGCCCGTCCTCGCTGAAGAACCATAACAGCGTGTTGAGCCTGTCGAGTATCTCGGCTAACAAGATTGTGTCGACCGACCCTCGTACTCTATTTGTTTTCTGACTTATTCGTGAATCTTCCCTCAAACCAGCAACAAGGGTGCCAAGTAAGTCAACCGGCACCCTCCTGTAGTCATATATGCCGTAAGTCTCTGCCAAGTCGCAGATGACCTCGTCACGTCCTTTTGCTAGTGCGCTGGCGAGGGCTCGGAGTTTTTTGCATCATCTCCAAGTGCTTCAAAAATCTGCCCAAGTGCTTCGGTGGCGGCTTCAGTCGTGACCTTGCCGTTCTCGTTCTCGAGCATCTTGTAGAGTTCTCTACGTCCCTGCGCACCGAGAAGATACTTGAGGAGCCATGATGCACAGCGCAGAGCCTCCCAGTCCTGCTCCGCTTCGATGGCTTCGTCAAACTCTGCGAGTGCGTCTACTGCTCGCATATCGTTGAGCTTCTCGTCATCGATTGCGAACTCATAACCGCACTCTATTTTGCCCTTCTTAACCATAGCGCCTCCTTATGCTGCCTTGATGTACTCGTAGTGAGTATTGCCTTCTGCATCAGGGAATGCCTGAATCGTCAGCTCGTAGCCAGCCATTTCGCTGTCGCTGTAAACGATATCACCCATCTCGATGACTTTGCCGTTAGGTACAACGATTCTCTTGAGCACGCCATTTCTCATGACCATGTCGAAGACCCATGCGCCCTCTTCGGCTTCGTCGCTGTTAGCCGTGATGGTGATGCCGTTTGCCAGCGTGCCCTCTACGTTATCCGAACCATACACAACTCCGTGTACGTCAACATTCAATACCTCTAACAGGGTCAGCTGGAATGTGTCAGGCTTTTCAGTCTGATAAGCGATAACAATGTCACCGCCCCAAGCCTTGCCGGTATCGTTCTCGGCACTGTTGCTATTAGTCAGACCGTCCTCTGACACATAGCCAAGAGCCTTGAATGCTTCGTTAAGCTGTGCGTTCACAGTAGTCGGTACTGCCGTGCCTGCTGGCGCTCTGAAGACTGCTCCTGAAGCACCCGGCTTGCCTGTAGATACATTGGATACTGTGCCTACTGCCATAAGCTTGCCTCCTTATTAATAGTGATAGACAACAAAAACAGCCTGATATCTAGGCTGCCTTGTCTCTGGATCTGTGAAGTTATATTCTGTTTCAAAGCGGACCCCCGATACCCCAGGTTCTTCCGGAAGCGTGTCCATAAGCTCCCGGGCCTCTGCGGACATCTCTGCTGCCGCTTCAAGTGTCGGTGCGTAAGATTGGAAAGCGAATGTACTGCGGTACAGATGGTTTTCTCTTGATGAGCCAGTCTTTTCTATAAGCCCGTACTTATTCGGTACGTTCTTCGGTCTCATAAGGTACCATTGTGTGGTTGCTTCTGCCATGTGTTGTAAAATGATGGTCTCGATCATGATATCACCTTCAATAGAGTGTTGTTCTGATAGTTGTCCTTTGCCGCTTCGGGAGTGCTTGGGTAAACATTTACCGCCGCTCTCCTCGGATTAGGCATTACGTGGACTCGGGAGTCATAACCATTGCCAGCACGTGCAGCCATGTTTGCGCCCTCTCTCGCAAGGAGCGTCTGCATTTCTGCGCTTGACAACAATTCTTGTATCCCTTTACTATTCAGTACAATTTTGACCTTACTCATGTCTTGCTACCGTGACCTTCATGTTCCATGGTGTCGGCACCAGATCGTCGATACCTTTTAGCGGGATCCCGAAAGTCTCCCATTGTTCGCCGAAGAACTCTACCGTCTTGTTTTCCCAGTCGTGGTTGTCACCCTTCGGGATGCCAAGCGTATAGACCGCCTGCCTCCCGTAAAGGTCTACTGTATCGGTCATTTCCTGCGCAGTAGCAGGAGCCACGAGCACGTTGTCCACATCGACTGCCGTCTTCTCATATACTGCTTCGCCGAATGTGTTGGTGCCCGTCTCGGTCTCCTGATACAGTTTGACCGTTATGCCTCTCATTCGGTCGGCACCAGTTCCTGTACTGGGCTGTACGAACCTATAGCATTACCAACTCCCAAGAGTTTTTTGTCCATCTTGGAAACGTATATCTCACCGCTTCCGCCTCCGCTTCCAATCGTCCAGCTCTGCGCATATCCAAGCGCTGACATGGAACCCTGGGTCGCACCGACAGGTACCCCGAGGCTCTGCCCGTCTCCGATCGCACGGATGACCATCCTGCACGAGACGAGGTTCTTCGCTTCTGCGCTGGCTGTTGTTGTGTAAGAGTCTATGATGACCGCTGCATCGTTGAGCAGTGACGCACACGCTGTCTGCTCCGCCTCTGACATCTGACGGGTCATGCGAGCCTGCACGTCCGCTACTGTTGCGTATGCCATGCCCTCACCTCCTACTTCTTCGTTGTTTTCTTTTTGGCTTTCGGTTTCTCTGCAGGCTTCTCGGTATCGGAAGCGGCAGGCTTGTGACCTACCGCCTTGTATTCCTCAACGCGATCGTCCGCTACCCACATCTCATTGCCGAATGTGCCGTTAATGAATTTGACCACGACTATGCAGTGATCTTATTGAAGCAGGTTACATCGGCGCGGAATCCGATCTCGATCTCTGCTCTTACTGCGAACATGTTCTGCTGGAACAGGTTGATTGTGTTGTCGCCGTTTACGAGTGTAGCGTCTTCGGAGTATCCGATCTCAACGCCTTCTACTGTTCCGTACAGTGCCTTAGTCCAGTCTCCAGCAATACCAAGAACTGCAGGTGTGCCAGCCTTATAAACGCCAGCGCTCTGAACTGTTCTTGCACCGAGGATAGTCGGTACAGCACCTTCTGCTGCGTTGTTGATGAACAGCGGTCTCTTGTTGCCGTCTACTGCGGAAAGCAGAGCGCCCTTGCCCTGTGCTGACAGTACCCAGCCGTTGATGTCGCCGCCGTGTGCAGCAACGTCAGTGTAAGCTGCTACGAGTGCAGCGTAAGGGTCATTTCCGAGTGCCTGTGCAGTTGCTGCCGCGAATGTGTCGAAGTTTGAACCCGGTGCATTTACTGTGCCTGCTACAGTCTGGTCGAACTTCATACCAAGTGCAGCAGGGAGTCTTCTAACCAGTTCGTCATAGAGTGCAGCTGCATCTCTTCTGAACTCGTTAGAGAACGGTACGATAACTGCCAGCTTGTAAGCAGTCATGATTTTCTTGTCCAGTGTAGGGTTGCTAACTGGTTTCTCTTCTGTCTCGCCTACCCATGATGCTTCTGGATCTGATACGATAACTGGGATCTCAACGCCTCTGCCCGGCAGTTCGATCTGTCTTGCCAGCTGCATTACTGCGGATGCTTCCTGCGTCTTGGCGATGATCTCGCTTGAGATGTCAGCTGGGAGCTGGATGTTGCTTCTGTTAGTAGGTACTCCAGTGCCTGTGATTGCCATGATT